ATTGGGGGATGATAGAAAACTTCCTTATGGTACATCCATGTTGGAAAAATCAAGACGTACTTGGAAACAACTTTTGTTATCAGAAGATGCGATGTTAATTTATAGAACATCAAGAGCACCTGAAAGAAGAATTTTCAAAGTGTATGTTGGTAACATGGAAGATGATGATATTGAAGCATACGTACAAAGAGTTGCCAACAAATTCAAAAGAGAACAAATTGTAGATTCAAAGACAGGTAATGTTGATATGAGATTCAACCAAATGGCGGTTGACCAAGATTATTTCATTCCTGTAAGAGACCCGGCACAACCTTCTCCAATTGAAACTTTGCCAGGAGCAACAAACCTTTCTGAAATTGCCGATATTGAATACATTCAGAAAAAACTTGTAACAGCACTTCGTATCCCAAAAACATTCTTGGGATTTGAAGAAACTGTTGGTGATGGAAAATCATTAGCATTACAGGATATTCGTTTTGCTAGAACTATCAACAGAATTCAAAAATCAATGTTGCAAGAGATGAATAAAATTGCTATTATTCACCTTTTCTTATTGGGATTTGAAGAAGAAGTTTCAAACTTTACTTTAGGTTTAACAAACCCTTCAACACAAGCTGATTTATTAAAAGTTGATTTGTGGAAGGAAAAAATGTTGTTGTATAAAGATGTTGTTACAGACCCAGGAAACGGTATTCAACCAGCATCTTCAACATGGGCTAAAAAGCACATATTTGGTTGGTCTGATGATGAAATTAGAACTGACTTACTACAACAAAGAATGGAGAGAGCCATTGGTGAGGAACTTAAAAATACTCCAACAGTTATTGTTAAGACAGGTATCTTTGATACATTGGATAAGTTATATGGTACTAAAGAAGGAGCGGGAGCACCGGCAGCACCTCCAGGTGAAGTTAGTGAACCTGCAGCAACAGAACTCCCCGGCGGATTAGGTGGTGGATTTGATGCTGAGTTTGGTGGAGGAGGAGGAGGAGCTCCTGAAACACCTGAAACCCCACCTGGTGAAGAAGCCGCAGTAACACCTGAATCTACCAGTATAAAGGACTTAAATATTCTCTTAGAAAATGATATTCATGGTTCAAAATTCTTAGATTTAAGTATTGGTCAACAAAACTTAGGAAAAATTGCTGAAGAATTGGATAAGTTACTTGGTTCGTAATATTTATTTATGAATCCAAATAACCCCCACAAACATGACATTCGGAGAAATTAAATCAATTATCGAAAAAAACCTACTGGAATCTTACAGTAATCCAGCCAACTTTAAGAAAACTCTTAGAGAATTCAAACATAATATTTTAGAAAACAAAGCTTACTCGAAGTTATATTCGTTGTATGATGACTTATCTACACCTAAAAATCTTAGTAGTGAATATGCTGAAGAATATTTGGAAGAAGGTATCTCGTTGATTAGATACATATTGGAAAATGTAAAATTACCAAAAAAAGGTGGTAATGTTGAAAACCTATACAAAGATTTAGATATCTTGGTATATCTTGATTCAATAAACATTCAAGAAAGGGTTCAATCTAAAAAGAATGTTTTGGGCGTGTTAATGTCAAAACCTAAAATTAATGAGAATCTTACACAGATTCCATTAAAATCTATGGTGACTATTGCTAATCAAACAATTCAAAAGTATTTGGATACTTTGGATGAAACAACCAAAAAGAACGTTTTTCACGTTTTCGCCGGCAACCAAGAAGATTTAGAAAAAGAGTTTGAAACTTTAAAAGAAAATACAATTCAAAAATTATCTTCTTTAAAAGACAATGAATCTGAAAGTGATGTTGTAAAAACTATCAAAGAGACAATTGAAAAAATTCAGTCTGAAAAATTTGACCAACTCAATTATGTAAGATTGAAACAACTTGGTGAATCTATTGTTCTTGAGTCCTAATCTTTTGTTTGTATTGGGCTGACAATTTTTTCTTTCTCTTAATTACCGATTTTTTATCAAACTCCTTAAGTTCAAGGAGTTTTTTTGTTTGCTTGGTTTTGATTACCTTTCCTTTAAGTTCTTTAAGGGACTTTTCAATGTTACCTTTTACTACAACTATTAACATATACAAGAAATATTTGGTAATTTGGTAAAATTCAGTTATAATTTTTAAAAAGACAATAAAAGTTAGAAATTTAACTTAATGAAAAAAGGCAAAACAATTAAAATCAATCAATATGAATCTTTGAAAACATCTTATGGTACTGTTGATTCTAAGAATTTAAAGTCATTGTACATAAACCTTCAAACGTGGGTATTACCTAAAGATGAATATGAAAATTGGGTAAGAATTGTTGGGAATCTCAGTAGAGAGATTAAACATTCTGTTTATGAAAGTTTAAATGGAGAACTATTCCATGAAAATTTTATCGTTGATTTAGATTTGAGAACTAGTGGGATTCAAGTAGGTAAAAAAAGTTTTATGAATCTTGAAATAAACTTGTTTACCAAAAATGAATTAGATTTTAAATCAACAATAGTTAAAGATTCAGTGAAAAAAATTATCAAAGAAATCTATAAAAATTGTATCATACGAAATACTAAATTTTTATTTTCATCATCCAAAAACCCTATATCGGAGAAAACATTCCTATAACTTAGTATTTATCATTTAAAAGATAAGATGAAAGATTATAGAATATTAAACGCCAGTGAAACGGGTAGGGGTATTTTAGTTGAAATGGATGCAGGATGGATATCACCATCAGACCCAAAAAATGTTGACATTCTTCGTGAACAAAAAGAATTAGACTATAGGAATCCTTTTGAGTTTTATGCTGTACTACAGAAGTACGGTGTACCTAATAGAAACGGTAGAGTGTATCCTGAAAAGATTTTAAAGAGAGAATCTGAAAAATACAAGACCTCAATTAAAAAAGGTTTATCAACTTCTGAATTAAATCACCCTGAGTCATCTCTCATTGACTTGGATAGAGTTTCACATCTTATTACCGATATTTGGTGGGATGGTAATGTTCTAATGGGTAAATTAAAATTATTAACTTCACCAGGATTTCACGAAAAAGGTATTGTTTCTACTAAAGGTGACATTGCTGCTAATTTAATGAGACAAGGTGTTACTATGGGTGTATCTTCTCGTGGAGTAGGTTCAATAAAGAAAGTTGGTGAACAAAATGAAGTACAAGATGATTTTGAACTTATTTGTTTTGATTTAGTATCGTCACCGTCAACACCCGGTGCATACCTCTTCAACAACCCTGAAGATAGAGTTAAGTACGAAGAAAACTTGGATGAGGAAAAAAAAGAACACATTAAAGACCACGGAATAGAAAAATCAGTTGACTTAATGAAAAAATTATCCGATTTTTTGGGAAGATAAAAAACTTTAAATTATGGATGAGAAATTCTTTGTAGCAAAAATTGTGTACGAGTTACCTGACGAAAATTCGGGTAGATTAAAAAAAATTCGAGAAGAGAAATTGGTTAAAGGTTATTCAGTTACCGACGTAGAAGCCAAGGTCACTGAGAAGTATCAAGGCTTTCAACACGATTGGAGAATTATTTCAGTTGGTGAAAGTAAAATTGATGAAGTAATCGAATAATATTAAAGTGGTCAAATTTGACCACTTTTTTTTTATCTATTTTTGAGGTTTTTTCTTAATGAAGGCTTCAAAAATGGATTTTTTTGTTTGTTGCAATATTTATTAAGAAAAATAATAATGCAAGAAACTAAAAATTTAGTTGAAGAGGCTCTGATTCAAATGAAAAACGTTGAAGATGTTATAGCCGAAAACGCAAAAGGAATACTTGCTTCTACAATGAAGGAAGAAATCAGTCAGTTAGTAAAAGAATCTCTTACCGAACAAGATGTCGAAGATGAGATTGAAGTCGATACCAAATTGGAATTACCTATGGATACTATGGGTGATGAAGATGAAGTTGATTTTGACATGGGTAATTCTGAGGATGACGACGAGTCGGAAGACGAACTCGAAATGGATTTTTCAGATGATACTATCGATTTAAGAGACGCATCAGACGAGGAAATTTTGAAAATTTTCAAAGCTATGGGTGAAGAAGACGGAATTATTGTTTCTAAAGATGACGACGAAGTTCATATTAAGGACAATAATGAAGATGTGGAATACATCGTTAAAATGAACGAATCGGAAGAAATGGACGAAGAGTTAGAAGAAGGTGACATGGAGTTCGAAGAACTTGATGAGGCTGACCCTGACTTGGAAGCTGTATTATCTGCTTTGTATAATTCTAACTCTAAAGAAATGGAAGAAGAAATGGA